CCGGATACTAATTATAATGCGAAACAAAAAACAACCAGAGACACCATGCACTCATGAGCTAGCACTTTGGCCTTGGACCTTAGTCAAGCTCTGAACATCAAGTGAATCATATAAATCAAAAACAGCCACCATGTCCTTGGATAATGCACTTCTATAACCCCTCGTTGTATTTTTTAAACCAAAAAATACTAGAAGCTTCCTCATGTTTGGGTTAATTATCAGGGATGTTTGGAATGACTCCAGAGAGTGCATCTTCATACCACTTAGTAACTCTAAATTTATGTTAGTTGAATCTTCAATCATATCATCAATAGCTGCATCTAAATCATTCTTCTCTTCAACACCCACAACATTTATGAAGAAATCTGCAAACCCAACACCAATGTCTGTTAAGCTCACCCCAGATAGTTCAGCAACAGGCACGTCATCTAAGGGTCTAACTATCAGCTTAGCTCTCTCAGCCATTTTTACTCTCAAGTTGATTGATTCAAAGTCCTTCAATATCCTCAATATTGATTCTAAGACATCACATGATGGTTTGTACATGCCCTTCGCTTTCGATGGACTACACTTTAATATCGCTTCTAGATCCAACTCTTTCGGTGATCTTTGTAACCAGTCATTAATCAAAGATGATGCTTGTCTCAATGGTATGTTTGACACTCTATGCACTCCAGTGTAGTGGAATGATTGCATTTTAAACTGTGGGGCTGCAAGATAATAAAAACGTCTTGATTTACCAATGCCTTCCGAAAATTTAAACCAGAGAGCATCACCTTCATAAACCAGACCCAAACCCTGAATTTTTGGCATCAAGACACTGGAATCAGCTTGTTGACCCACCCTCCTATGACGGAATGTTGATGTTATATAATCTATATTCCCATTAGAACGAATGAACCAGCCTGATAATTGTGAATTCCAGCTAAAGATGCTAATGTGACCATCTTTTATAACTGTTTTCTCAACTGGGTATATTCCGTTGGGAACATCATGAAGTAACTCAATAGATGGTAGGAGCCTAGAAATTGTGTCTAAATCTACTTTACCATATGCTAGACATAATGTTTTCAACACCTTGTTCTTACCTCTTTGAGTGACTTCTCTGCTCTTCCAGACGCTCTCATCTATCTTTGATATCAATGGTTTCACACATAATTCCATTTCCTCAGTCAGAATGATTCTAGTGCTCAATGTAGGGCAATGATATATCAGATCAACCCAAGCTTTGCACACATCCTCAAGTATCTCCCCATGTTGTCTGACAATCGGTGGGACTATCAAGCCTCTCAATGCTTCTGTTTGCTGATCAGGAATTGAAGACTCAGTAAATGTCGGTCTGCAAACAAGGTGCGTTCCTGTATTCCCAGTTGCTAACATCATTATAGAATTGTAAGCTCTTGTGGAAACACCCAATGTCAGCATCTTCCTCGTACCTTTCCTCTGCTCATACATCTCAACCAAGCTAAGCAACTCATTGGCTGTCTTGAAAGGGCATTTTGGGTTATCAAGAGTCAGTTGAGGACCATCAGCTGTATATAATGATGAGCTTTGTTCTAAATATGGTAACTCAAGCTTGAGTTTATCCCAAAACATCTCAATCGTTGTGAATGATAGTTTTGTTTTCTCACCATACCATTTAAACCTCAACACATTCTTGATGTTCGCTTGATGATCATCAAATGTGTATAAGGGCTTTATGTATTGCATTCTCATTCTCCTCTTTGATGCTGTCCTTATGACTTCAAATGGCATGGATGACGATAATTTCACAGATAGGAATTGATCATGAGCTGGGAATATTGATAACAAAGGCAGAACATCATCCTTGTTTGTGAGGACATATTGGATTAGCATCCGAAGTGAGCACTTCTCTTTATTGAGTCTAAACAATGGTGCCCATAGCAGATAAGCACTCTGTCTGACACAGTCTGATCTAGTCAGCATTGCTAGTGATCGGGCGATAGCCGGTTGGCATAATCTGTACTTGATAACCTTAATCTGATCCTTAATTGATCTGACCCCTCTAATGAACAAACTCAAATCATCAGGTTGCAATACTCCAGACTGTGTTTCAATCCTGTTAATTCTGAGCATGTCAAAATATTTATCTTTAGGGAACATTCCGTAGCTCAAATGTAACTCTAAGTCCGTCTTATCTTCCTCTGGTAATGCTGCCCCGATCAAACATGACATAGCTTTGTGAGATTCAGGGTTCAGGCTAGAATGATACCAATTCGTGTAATCAGTGTCAACAAGACCGGCTATCAAAGGGTTGACAATTGTGTAAAACCCTAGATAAGACAATCGTGATTTCTGTGTCTCGGCATAATGCTCATTGGTGAACCAACTCATAGATTTATAACCAAGATTCATTGTGAACGCTATGCATTGACATAATGATGCTAAATGTGTCAGATAGCCGGATGCACCGTTGTCTCGTAACTGACCCAGAGATGAGTACATCGATGTCAATCTCTTATGCAAACTCTGTTCTGGTTGATCATCACAGACTCTTGCGACCCATTTGATCTTTGGTGATGCAATGGTGTTCATCAAATAAAAACAGGAATTGAATTCAAATATCTCACTAATTGATATGGTTGTTTTCTCAAATGATGTCTTAACCCCAAACAGAGAATCAACTGTGGATTTCATTGAAGATATATTTATCATCAGCTCTCTCACCATCGTGATTAATTTGGATTTATCATCACTGAGCACTGTGAACAAAACACCTTCATCATCTGATGAAACCTCATAAGAAAACTTAGCTTCTAACCCTTTATCTCTTGCCCATGCAAGCATCATATCTTCAAAGAAACTCATGTGGATTATGTGATACAGACTCGACACATAATGAGCGATCCCCTGCATCATGTTTGACACCATCGGGAAATTATTCATATGAGGTTTAGATAATAGCTTAATCAATTCATTATCTAAACTTAATCCTTTAAATTCTCTACACAATCTCTTAGTGAATGGCATTGAAGTTGACTCATATGCTTTTGAAGGGTCTGACTTGATCCATTCTTCACAGACTTTCTTGGGTATCTCAATAACTTTCTCCTTCAATATTGTGAGCAATTTCTGAACTAAGCCGTGCAAATCACTTGGTAATAAGTTGCCAGACATTGAAGCAAATTCTCTCATGGTGAACCTATTAGCCCAGTTGCTCATATCTGATGACAACTTAATAGTGGTGTAATATCGTTGGGTTGAATCTGATGCCATCTCATTAACTTGTCTATAATGTCTAGGCACAAAATCATCCCTACTATCAGGTGATGTTAGTTTCTCTTCTGGTACTATATCACAAATTGCTCTAAATATATCATTTAACACTTTCATCAACATTCTCCCAACAAAAGTCATAATGTATATATCTCTTACTCCCCCAATCTGATTCTTTTTAAATATCACAACACATAATCTACCCTTCTCATCAACATCAAACCTATCAAGTATATAGTGTAAGTTAGAAGCTAGGTGTGGTTCAGTTTGGCTCCTCAGATCAAGGTCCTCTAAGAATTTCAGCAACTCTATTATGCATTTACTCTTCTTATTTAGATCTTTCACATCTTCACCACTGATCTTCAATTCAATATCGTTGAATGGGAGAGCACTGGATTTTGTTGTTCCTAATTCCATTAATATTGTGCTACAAACTTTCTTCATTATCTTCGGTTGTATAAACTTTGACCATGTAGCAGGGTTTTTTGATTCAGAATCAGAGTAATTGCTCATAAATAATATTTTCTCTCTCAATAACTGACAACCTCTTTTAACAGCTCTGGGATCATACTGGAATATATTCGGAGGATCCCTGTGATTTGTGGAATAAGTTGTGCTCTCATGCTTAGATGAAGAACCACCTCTTGTCTGATAATCATACTCACCTTTCAGCAATTTCTCTAGTATTGCTCGGGAACCAAATCCAATGTCACCTTCATCTTTATTGTGTAAATTACCTGCATATGATGCCATCATGAGATCATCAGCATTCCTAATTCGGAAACCAAGTGGTGTCATTATTCCATCATCCAACAATGCTTCAGCAGATTCAATAATCTCTTCTACATTCTGCTCCTTGCCTAGCACTGAAGAGAGTTTCATTCTTATGTCACCATTTATTAAATTGTGGAAATTCTTTAGATTGATCAAGAACCAGGCGGATAATGGAGATCTCACCACTTGTGGTATCTTATTGGTTATCTTTTGTGCCCTATGATGAGACCCGGGTCTGCCACACAACAACTCCATATAATAATACCTCAACTGTTGTAACATTTCTGAAGTTTTTGCATGATCTTCAACATCTATCAGCAGGTAGTGTTTTAATATCCGCAATGACAAAAGAACATCCACTGATTTCAGATTTGTGTCTAATCCTCCAAGGAAATTATCTGATATAAGTCCGGCTAGGCAAATCATTCTACCAGTGATACCTTGAAGATGAGACATTTGGTGCCTATCAAAGGATATGAATTGTGTCATCTTCCAACCTTCTTCATTCAAAGTCATTGATGCTTCAAATAATCCCTCACACAGATCGGTTCCATGATAGATTATAGAGACAAATGTTTTCCCTGTCACTTTCGTATAATTTGTGGTTTTTATGATAGCCATTGCTTTATAGCCATAAATCGGTCTCACAATGAATTCCATCTGGCCGGGCTTCACCTCAAGATTCCGATCCGCATTCAATGATACCTCCATAGCGATCCTCTCTAAGAAATAGACAGAGTGCATTATGTCTGATCTAGACAGAAGTGTGACAAATTTCACCAAATCTGGGATTGATTGGGAGCTGATCATACCTTCAATATTCACCTTTGGTAACAAGTCTAAAGGCTCAATCATTTTGATTTCTTGAGATATGAACTTATCAAAAGGGGAAAAATCATCCAAGAATGATATACTATCATGATCTAATTCATGCTCATGTAGTAGCTCCTTATTTGTGGCAAATCTCTTAGCCCCAACACCCCTTAATGCTAATTCCATCTCTTCTTCATGTGATAGCATAAGCTTTATGACATCGTATTTGTTATCTATCTTCTGTTTTGCTTCACCAAGTGCCATTGATGCAAACTCTAGATCTTCCACATCTTTCTTGTTGAGCTTATTTGGAATTGATCCAGCCACCATAGCTATATGCACATAAACATTTTCCCTGTGATCAGGTAAGCCAAATTCTTTTGCATCACCCTCATCAACAAGGAGCATGGGTTTATGGATAAGAGATGTATGAATTTTTGACTGTGTTTCCCTGATACTCACAAACTCATCGAATGTCTTGTATTCTGGGTTATTCTCACGAGGGATTGATGAGTAGGGTTGTGTCCATGATTCTGATTGATTGAACAATGATGAAGGGATCTGGGTGTTTTCATCATCCAACTTAATTGATTTGCACAGTTTATTGAAACACCTTGTGGCTTCAGACTCAAATTCATTGGATCGATTTCTGTTGAATTTATTATTGAACTCAAGCATAATCCTCAACCCATAATTGTATGCCCTGAGTAACATATTCCTGAGACCAACAGAGTACTTGATCGGCACACTTGGTTGATACGCAATCTCTCCCCAGATATCATACGCTGCATGTGGTGTCACAACGATAACATTAATTTTGCTGATCTCCCCTCTGCGGATCAAATGGGAGTACTTCTGAATGGCATCTTGCATAAGTTGAATTACATCCTTCTTCAACGTACTCTGAGTTGTCTTTATCTCCGTCACATAAACCTCATCTTCGTGGACAGTGACAATATCAGGGGTCTGTTTTGTGCTGAACTGATAGAGACCTTCTGATTCATCAGTGTAACATAAATGAACCAGGTTGTGTGGCAATCGATCAACATCAAGAGCATTCAACATTATAGGGCTTCCCATTGATCCTCCAAAGAATGTGCTTGCAGATCCTGTGTTTGGCCATTTCAACTGAACCATTGGCTCTGACCCAGATATTAAAACAAAATCTGGCAATTCGATTTCTCGTGTGGATAATCGTGGTGTAAATTGTGCTGGATCAAGATTTGTGGATAGTTCTGGCATTGGGACTAATAATGCAGAAATGAAGTCTCCATCAGAATGGTCTCCGAGAATCTCATCATTGGTCCAATCATAATGTGGATGAGCAGATTTCATTTGGTG